TACAGGTTTGGTTTGTGGCCCTTTCGACTTTTAGGAGTCGTACGGGTGCCAACGTGGCCATGGTTTATAGACATATGGTGGTCTTACGACTATTATACTCTCTGTAAATCTTCTCCATGTTCCGTCGGGAATACCCTGTTAAGGGGGTACTTCCTAGGTGATTGGATCTTCTTCCTTAAGTGGTTTGTACGAGTGATGATCAGGACTTAAGACCGGGTCGACAATCAGTGGAGCTATGCCCCATTTGAAAGTTTCTACCGGCGGCAGTCCGTCATCGTCAAGCTCAACCACTTTCGGGGTTGGTCTGAGATCGTGATCGGCCCAAGCCACTAATATCTTACGTTGTCAATCTGGAGTTTTGCCCCAGTCCAACACGTTTGGATTTAGGAACTTGTTCTCATTTATGGGATTATCAAGACAAATCTTGACGTCTCATATACCTGTCTCATAAACGCTTGTTTTATTGTTTATGAAGGATGAGTAAATCTTGTTAACAATGAATACTTGATTTCTAGTGTATTCATTACCAAGGTTCCCCGCGGTAGGTATCAATTCTTCAGCTTCCTTTGGGAGGATTGAAGAAACTAACTTACCAATATCCTTAAGTCAAAGTCTTACGATTTCGTCTTTGGATAGGGACAAGTCTTCACTGTTAGGGGGTAACCCCTTCAGAATAGTCCAAAATGTATTGTAAGTTGTGTATGCACTTGCAATTGCGGAAGGATGAGGGACATTACCTTTTCAGGTTGGCGGACTATAGATATCTGTCTTGGCCAGCTGATAGAGGGCTCCGTCTTTAGTTCATAGATGGTAGCCAAGGGGATGCGCCTTAGAACGCAAATCCGAGTATACCTCCGTCATGAAACTCTCATCCACTTTATCCCAAAAGGAAAAGTGACCCATGAGCGTATCTTCAGCTCTTTTAGCTTTCTCTAACGCTTGAAGTACCTGTATGAAATATACAGCCTCCATAACGTTGACTTGTTGTAGATCATTGTTCACTAATGGACAGTCTATAGCATCTGATATATACCGGAGATCTACGCCCATTACTGGGTATAGAAGAACGGTCTTCAGACGAGAAAGATACTTAACTTTGGAGCGATCCTCCTTATTTAAATAAGGGATCTTGCTCATCAGAGAGATATCGGGTTGGATGCCTCTTTTCTTCATTTCTAACAGTAAAACTGGGAAATCTCTTCAATTATTTGAAGCATTCCTTATTACTGTTGGAGGTATCCTACTTGCATCAACATTGTTTATGGAGACCCTGGAACAGAACTCTGTAAAGAAGTCTGATCCGACGGGGAGTTTGGATTTTGAATTTTGGATCCCTACTCCGATGATCTTGTAAGTCCTTTGAACTTCTTTTGCTAAAAGTTCATCGAAAACGACAAGATCGTCTCCCACAATACAGTAAGAGTCTAAAACGCTCTTACCGTGACGATACTCCGTAGGGAGTAATGTCCAAGTGTATTGAATAAACATGTGATGGGATAGTGAGGCTACAGCGAAAGAAGATTTCGATCCCATTGGCTGCCCTACACTGTAGCGAACACCCTTCTTTAATCCAGGGATTCAATAATCCCTAGAGGTAAGGAGAGTGGCTCAATGCTGACCGCAGTTTCCCCCTAATAATCTTTCTACAACAGGTTGTTGTAGAAGGATAGGGAATCTGTTTGTCCATTCGGACAGATCCAAGGACCAAGATGGTCCTAGATGGTTCTGCACCCGGGC